ATATTACTTCCACTGAGTTAGGGCATTTAGACGGAATTTCTGGATCTATCCAGACCCAACTTGATGCAAAAGCACCTTTAGCAGGAGCTACATTTACTGGACAAGTAAATATGAGTGATGATTTAGTTGTTACAGGAAACTTAGTGGTTAATGGTGACACAACTACTGCTAACTCTGTTAATTTAATTGTTCAAGACAGAATGGTAATGCTTGCTAACTCTGCTACAGGTGCTCCAAGTGCTGATGTGGGTTTCTTATTTAATCGTGGTAATCAAGGAAATGCAGCTTTCTTTTATGATGAATCAGCTTCTACTTTTAAACTGAGTGATACAAAAGATCCATCTTCTAATGCATCCTTATCTCCAGTAACAGCTTCAAACTTAGACGTAGGGATAGTTACAGCTGCGACTGTTAATGCAACAGCTATTACACAAAATGGCGCTACACTAGATAACTTAATTGGCTCTAATGTAGATGGTGCTATTTCTACTGTAAACGATACTAATTTAACTGCCTCTCGTGCTCTTGTTTCTAGTGGTTCTGGTAAAATTGAAGTTTCCGCAGTCAGCTCAACAGAGATTGGTCATTTAGATGGTGTTAGTAGCGCAATACAGACACAATTAGATGCCGTAGAATCAAGAAGAAATGCAAATGTGACAGTAGCTGCTTCTAATAATGCTGCTTTAGAGTCGAGAAGAACTGCTAACATAGCAGGCGCTATCTCTACAGTGTTAACCTCAGATCTTACAGCTTCTAGAGCAGTAATATCTGGTAGTGGCGGTAAACTAGAAGTCAGCGCAATTACCTCAACAGAACTTGGCCATTTAGACGGTATAACCCAAAATATTAATGCTAACCTAACCGCTTTGGCTGCCGGTGTAGCAGGAGCCTCAAGCGTTGCTTTACCAACAGGTGATTATGGTTTGTTAGATGCCGCTAACGTTAATACTGACGCATTTACAGTAGTAATTGGAGGCTTAACTATTTTTGATCTGAAAACTACTCCAACGGGTACATTAGATACCGAAGATCTAGGTGCTTTATCATAAAAGTTTGGTCTGCACAAAAAATTTTGATATACTTGAGTATACGAGTATGAGAGGACGATAATGAGTACGAAACTATCAGCCTTTATGGGCGGTTTAGGAATTGATGCTAGAGACAAGTTAGAAGTTGCAGCAAACGCTACTGTAACAGTGGGCGACGGCGATGGCTTAGCTAATGTTAAGGTCGGAGACGGTGGAAGATTTATATCTGGTCGAGATAATGATTTAGTTGTCTCACATAGTGGAACTGCAGGTACTATAGATGTTCTAGTCGGTGATTTAACAATTACTAACTCTGCTGATGATAAAGATATAATACTTCAGTCAGATGATGGTTCTGGAGGAACAGAAGCGTATTTTAGAGCTGATGGCTCTACAAGTGAGTCTATAGTTTATTATAGTGGTAATGAACATTTAAAGACTCAACAAACTGGTGTTAAAATCACTGGTAATACAGATATTACAGCTAATATAGGAATAGCTGGAAATGCAGTGATAGGCACTTATATGTCTATTGCTAACACTAACCCAGCTGCAACTGATGCATTAGTTGTAAATGGTAATATAAGAATTCAATCTGGATCACTAATTTTCGCAGATGGCAGTAGCCAATCAGCAGGTTCCAGTGTAACAACTTTTCCGACAGGAGACTACGGTTTGTTAGATGCTTCTAATGTATCAACAGACTCGTTTGGTCAGGTGATAGGTGGTTTATCAATTTTCGATATGGTATCTTCCCCAGCAGGATCAGTTGAAGGACAAGATTTAGGCGCTTTAAGCTAATTTAAGGAGAACGAGAAATGCCAACTCAACTACAATTTAGACGTGGAACAACGTCTCAAAATAATTCGTTTACAGGTGCAGTCGGTGAACTAAGTATTGATACCGATACCGAAAATATTAGGGTACATGATGGATCACAAGCAGGAGGTTTTGAAATAATCCCTGCAGGAACGATTGTCGCATTTGGGAATACAACCGCTCCAGGAGGATGGTTAGCGTGTAACGATGCAGCAATAAGTAGAAGTACTTATGCTAGGTTGTTCGCAGTTATAGGAACCTCATATGGAGTAGGTGATGGATCAGCTAACTTTAATGTACCAGACTTAAGAGATAGAGTACCGCTAGGATTCGGAACAAACATGGATTCAATGGGTGCGATTACATCAGCAGCTGCTGCTTCCGCTGTAATGGCTTCAGCCTCAAAAACAGGTGTGACAACTGGAACAAGTACAACAGGGTCAACTACACAAGGTGTTACAGCAGGAACTGCTAACTTTGCTACATCAGCGAAAGACTCCTCAACTGCCGCAGCTGTAAACTCAGTTAATACTGCTGCTCATACTCATTCTATCCCCGCGCTAACTTGTGATGCTTTTACTGTGAATACAACCTTACCTTCTCAAGTTTGTCAGTATATTATAAAAATATAAGGCATACTATGGCAGATAATGTAAGAGAGCTAGATCAAATACAGACTGAGTTAGACAGACTGCATGAACGTTCGCAGGCTAATAAAGCTAATATGACTGCCCATGAAGGCGTATGCGAAGAACGTTACAATAATATTATGTCCATGATGAGTGAGATCAGAGGAGAACTAAGATCAATGCATTTTAAGGTAAATGGGGTCAGCGAGTTGGCAACTAAAGGTAGAACCTCATTAAAAACTCTTCTCTGGGTAGGCGGTGCTATAGCTAGTATAACCGCTTTCATAATAATGATAATTAATGTTATTCCTAAATGAGTTTTTTCAGACTAAGTATAGATAAACTTCTAACTAAATTACCCACCCCCGTAAAATTTAATGATTCTCAGCAAGCGATGATTGAAGGTTTGAATGAAAACAGATTTTTTGTGCATATTGCCGCAAGAAGAACAGGTAAGTCTTACGCAGCTGCAATCTTAGCTTTTGGCAAGTTGTTAGAACCAGGACAACAAGTTATGGTTGTAGCACCTAATTTTTCACTTTCATCTATAATATGGGATTATGTTACTGATCTAATAAAACAGCTCGAGATTGAAGTTGATCGATTTAACCAAAAAGATAAAGTAGTTAGACTTATAAATGGTTCGGTATTTAGATTATTATCAGCTAATAATCGAGACTCTTTAGTAGGTAGAGCAGCTAACTTATTAATTGTAGACGAAGCAGCTATTATTCCCAACGAGGAATACTTTACTCGAGATCTTCGACCTGCTTTATCAACTTTTAAAGACTCACGTTGTTTATGGATATCTACACCTCGTGGTAAAGGTAATTACTTATATAATTATCATTTAAGAGGAGCAGATAACGAGTATCCTGATTGGGGTTCCGCCCTATTTACTTGGAGATCTAACCCTTTATTATCAGAAAGCGATATAAAAGAAGCTAGAAAAGCTATATCACGTGCTCTTTTTGCCCAAGAATATGAATGTGAATGGACTACTACTGAAGCTCAAATTTACGATAGTATAGATGAGGATAAGCATGTCGGAGAATACGTAGGAGAACGTTTTTCTGAAGTTATTGCTGGATTAGATGTAGGTTATAGAGATGATAACGTATTTGTAGTTATTGGTTTTGATGGTAAATCTTATTATATTATAGATGAATACGTATCAAAAGAATCTACTACTTCAGAACTAGCCGCTCGCATACAAGAAAAATTAGATGAGTGGAGTATAGACACTATTTATATTGATTCTGCAGCTCAACAGTTAAAAGCAGATTTTGCTTATGATTATGATATATACTGTGAAAATGCGGTGAAGTCGGTTAATGATGGAATTAATTATATACAAGTGTTAATTGAACAGGGTGACCTATTTTTTGATACTTTAGGATCAACTCACTGTTTTTCTGCTATGTGTACTTATAGATGGAATCCTAATACAGAGACACCAAAACCAGTCCATGACTGGACTTCTCACCCATGTGATGCTATAAGATACGCAATTTACACACATTCAAAAATGAGTAATATATCTATTTATGCCCACGGTTAGAATTATAGTACTAAACTACAAACGACCTTATAATGTACTACAAATAGTAAAAGCTT